ATCATTTTGATTAACATTTAAAATGGTTATTTGTCTTTTCTTATTTCCTTTTTTATCTTTTTTGTTTATAACAATATTACGACAATTATCATTATCTGAATCAATTGAATCATTTATATTCATTAAAATTAGTATATTTTATCTAAAGTAAAAAAAAAAGTAAATATAACGAATTTTTTATACATAGGGATATATTAAGCAAGTTATAATAAAACAAATAATAAATATTGGTTTATTATTTTATAAGCAGTATACTAAATAATCTATAAAACAAAGTATTGTGTTTAAAAATTGTACCTAATAATATCTAATTATACAATTATAATTGTATATTTATAAAAGATTATTCATATTAATATATTGATATCAATATGCATAAGTTATTAATGTTTATAATGTAAATATTATATTTATAAAAATTTGAAAACCATATAAAGATATTACATGAAAATATCTTAATATAAAGATTAAATGTTTAGTTCTTCTTTAAGTAGGGATGATATTAAGGATATATTTTCTTCTTTTATTTCCAATGATACAATAGAACAAGATAATTCCTTAGCAGAAGATGAATTTTTCTGTAGTTATTGTAAAAAAGACAATGGTCTTATTATAGTAGATGGTCAATATGAATGTCGTTTATGTGGTGTTAAACAGGATCATAAATTAAATATGGAACAAGAATGGAGATTTTATGGTGATAGTGATACCAAAGGAGTAGACCCAAATAGAGTGGGTATGCCCACAAATAGTCTTCTTCCAGAAAGTTCATTGGGTAGTATTATAGGACATAAATATGGTGAATTTTCAAGATTAAGACAATATCATCAATATAATATTATGCCTTATCGAGAAAGAAGTTTATGGAATACATTTACAGATATTCAAAATAAATGTCTTCATGCGGGTATTGCTAATATTATAATTGATGATGCCAAAACCTATTATAAAATGGTAAGTGAACAAAAAATTTCAAGAGGTTCAAATCGAAAAGGCATAAAAGCAAGCTGTGCTTACTTCGCGTGTAAAAAAAATAATGTCCCAAGATCTATCAAAGAAATGTCCGAAATCTTTGGTATTAGTGTGAGTGAGATGACTCGTGGTAAAAAGAAATTTGAGGAAATAATTAATCAAAAAAATAAAACTACTATGGTACATATAGTAAGTACAAATCCATTTGATTATATTGATCGTTTTTGTAGTAATTTAAATATGGATACAGATATGAAATATATTTGCCAATTTATCGTATTTAATGCTATTCGTATGGATATTTTAGATGATAATACGCCTCCGTCTATTGCGGCAGGAGCAATATTTTTGATATCAACGGTTTTGTCTTTAGGTATAAATAAAAATATGGTTCATAATGCTACGAAGATAAGTGCTGTTACAATATCTAAGTGTTTTAAAAAATTAAATATATATCGCGAGGTTTTGTTTCCAAAAGCAGTCATTAAAAATTATAATATACAATTTATTGAAAAAAATGGAGAGAAAAAGAAACAATATAGAAAGAAAAATACTAAAAATGATATAAACAATGTCGTTATTATCTAGTGATGTTTTTAAAATTACACATTTTTTATCTATGACTTTAGAAAAAATTAAAAATAATCATAAAACTGAATTACAATTAAATGAATGGAATGTTAACATTGATGACCAAAATCTCTTAATTATAAAGAAACATATTAAAAATATATATTATTATGATAGTGATTTTTTAGATGATATTAATAAATTAGCAGAGCAAGATGAAACTGATATATATAGAACCATTTTAAAAATAATAGATATATTAGATTTAAGTAACAGTAAATTAGATAATTCTTTATCTAAAATATTTTTAGGTTCACCGCATTTTAATAATTGTGGGGAAGAAAATTAATTTAAATTAATACGCAATGCTTCCTTTATTTTTTCAATACGAAATTCAATCCCTTCTATTAAGGTATATAGCTGACTTTTAAATTTAACATCATATCCATAAGTTATTTTTAAATTATGTAGACCTTTCAATGAATTAGTAAGTTCAAGCAGAAATCGTTGTAATATATTATGATTACTTTCTTTAAAAAAATTAGTATTGGATGAACCTGCGATTTCATTACTTAGAGTATCATCAATAATAATAAATGCTTCAGATACAAATGTATTTAAAAATTCAATAGTTTCATTTCTATTTCTCCCATTCCACCATCTTCTTATTGGTTGCGTTAAACCAGCATTATCAATTTGAATTATATCATTTTCTTCTAAAGTTAATAATTTATCATATTCTTTAATATTACTAATTATTTTAAGATTTATAAATATTCTATTTAAATTATGGTCTATACAATTTGTCATATTCTTTTATATTATTAGATAAGATAAATGATTTAAATACATTTATTTTTAGTTATAGTTTAGTTTGTTTAGTTTAGGTTTATACTTTACTATTTTAATTTAATATCCATTACTATTTATTATAGTAAAAAATATAATAAGTTGAAAAAAAAAATATATTTATAGTATATAAAATGTCACTTCAAAAAATTATTGAAAATTTTATTAGAGAAAATAATACAAATCAAGAACACTATTCCTCACATATGCCCAACGAAGAAAATAAAGCCGCACTTATTTCATTTTTCCTTATTTATTTAGGTGTTTACCTATTACTTATGGTTTTAGGGCAATTTCTTTGGAATAACTATGTTGTAGATATGTTTTCAGTCGCCAGACCAGTTAATAGTATATGGCATATTGTAGCATTATCAATCTTAGTTAAACTTGTTATCTATTAAAAGTTAATATGTATATAAATTATAAAAATACAATATATTAAAAAATATAAAGTTAATTAATATATTGTAAGATAAAGATAATATGGAAATAGATAAAGATAAAGAAGATGATGATCACTATTTGATAGTTGATGATTGTACATCATTATTGGAGGATAGAAAAAGACACGCATGGGTAAGAGATGATATGACTAATAAGTGTCTAATTTGTGAAAAAGAATTCGGCATGTTTCGAAGAAGACATCATTGTAGAAGTTGTGGTGGGGTCTTTTGCTGGGAATGTTGTAATTTAAATGTTGTTATACCCAAATGTATAGAAAGTTGCCCGAAACCTGAATATAATCCTTTTGATATTAAAAATTATATACCAAACAATATACGAGATAAAACGCTTGACGCACTGGGATATAACATTGAAGAAAATCGCGTTTGCATAATTTGTTATAAAAAAATTAAAAATATAAATGAAATAAGTGACTTAATTAAGATATTTAATAATATCATTTTGGATGTTCCCAGTTATAAAAAAATGGCTTCAGTGTCTAAGTCATATAATAAAATCGCAAAATTTTATCTATCCATATTTAGAGATATTCAGTATTTTTTACCTGACCATGAATATACCAAAAGAGAGAAAAAATTGTTATGGGAAAACAGAATGTATTTTGCGGGACATTCCAGATGGCTTATTCCATTAATCAAATCTATCAATTGGAAAGAAATAACAGTATTTCAAAAAAAAGAAATATTAGAACTACTTTACAAACCAAAAAATATATCTTGTGAAATGTTAATGTGTTCTCATAAATGTAATCAATGTTTTACACCAGAAGACGCTATAATATGTTTATATCCATATATTAGTGAAAAGGAAGTAAGAAATTATATTTTTCAATGTTTAAGTAAAGCATCTATAGAAGAATTGTTAAGTTATTTACCATACTTAGTTTATACTATACGCTTCTATTATAATACGGTTAAACAAAAATGTCAGATATCTGATTATTTATTACATCTATCTTTACAAAATTATATTTTTTTAAATTATTTTTATTGGGAATTAAACATACAAATGTCTGATAAAGAGCATAAATCAATATATCACAGTATTAAAATTAAATTATTAGATAGAATTCAAGAACAATGTAATGAAGAGAATAAAGAGATTTTAATGAACAGTGAAAGTTTTTTTAAAAACTTAAGTTTAATTATTGAAAAAAATCAAAATATTAGCTTATTAAAAGACATTATACGCGACCATATGCTTCATATAAATTATTTTGAAAATTATCCGATTAGTTTACCAATACAGCCTAGTAATTTAACTATTGGAATAGATATATCCAATATTGTTTCAAAAGAAAGTGCTACACGACCAATATTAATACCTTTCAATTGTATTAGTAAAAATATAAATAATGAATATGAAAATTACATATTTTCTGTATTATACAAAAGAGAGGATATTAGAAAAGACTATATTGTAACAAAAATAATTTTATTAATGGATCTTATTATACATCGTGAACTTGGGATAAATATGGATTTAGTTCATTATGCGATTTTACCATTAGATGATAAACAAGGCTTTGTTGAAATAGTTAAAAATTGTGAAACTGTTTATAATATCCATGAAAAATTAAAATTTACTATCCAAAATTATATAATAGAACATAATGGAAATTTATCTATGGAAGTATTGCGAGACAGGTTTGTAAAAAGTTGTGCGGGTTATTGCGTAATTAGCTATTTACTTGGTATTGGAGATCGTCATCTAGATAATATTATGGTAACTGAGGATGGAAGATTATTCCATATCGATTTTAGTTATATTTTAGGCTACGATCCAAAAATCATAACAAAAAGCACTTTTGGAGGTAGTGAAATACGGCTTACTAGTGATATGATTGATATGATGGGAGGATTTGAAAGTAAACATTATAAACGATTCAGAGAATTATGTAACCAATGCTATAATTGTCTACGACAACATACAAACTTATTCTATATTTTACTAAGCATGTTGGATTATTATAAACCTTCTATTGATGGTCATAATACATTTAATAAAAAAATGATTGAAAAACATATTATAGATAAATTTATACCTTATGAAAGTAACTATGAAGCAAAAATCCATATAAATACTAAACTTACGAATAATACTCATGAAACATTAGGAACTAGTATTAGCGACTTATTTCACTATTATAATAAAGAGAGTAGTTTTGGTAATTTCTTTAAAAATATTATTTCAAGATAATAAGTTAGCACTAATATAAAAACTATTTTATTAATAATACATATAAAAGAAAATGTCGATCGTAGTAAGCGGTATATATGTTGGAGGTAGAATTATAACAGAATTATTAGAAAGGGATCTTATTATTCGGTCTATTACAGCAACTAATACAAAAATATGTGGAATATTGTCTGAATATTTTTATGGAGAACAATTATTTAAAATGAGTTTAGAAAAATTAGATATTCAACATAAATTAGAAGTAATAGAAAGTTATATCCATTCATTACCTAACACTGATACTGAAACATCGACAGTATTAATTGCCCTTCATGGTATTGAGGATATATCTGTTAGAATTCACGATGAACTCGACAAAATTAAAAAAAAAATACAGGATCATAAACTTAAATATTTTTATTGGTTAAGAACCGTAGATATCAATTATGACCTAATAAATTTAGAGGGACATGTGCAAAATTTAGATAGACGATTTGACCTTTTTATTAAAATTCGTAAATAGATTTAATAATATATATATATATATATATAAAAATGCCTAATTCACGCAAAAATAGTTTACGAAAACGATTTAATAAGTTTGGAGGTGATTGCCCAGCAGTCCAATTACAAGACCCAAACACAATTTGTCCAATTACTCAAGAACCATTATCAACTATAGACCCAGAATATAGAGCCTCAATTAATGGAGTTTGTTACGATGCTAGAGCATTATGTGAATGGTTATCTATGAATGAACATAACCATATGAATGGACAAGACCCTATGAATCGGCGTATAAACGATAATGATTGGAATAGATTTAGTAACAATTACTGCCATCAATTAACAGGGCGTATTCCACCTCCACCTCCACCCAATAACAATCAAAATAGCAATAACAATTACAATCAAAATAACAATAACAATTACAATCACAATTACAATCACATTAACAATTTTCAAAATATTCCTGGTGGTGGAAAACGCAGTTTTAGAAAAAAACAATCGAAAAGGTCTAAATTAATGACTGGTGGTGCGCAAATTGAAATAAAAAAATCGGACGGCACAACTTTTACAATTGATGTAGATTATGACCATGATAACTTTGGTGAAGTGAAAAAAAAGATTGAAGCAATAACGGGTATGCCTGTTGATACACAACGTTTAATTTTAGAAAGAGAAACTCAAACCCATGTTGTGCTATCCAACCTTTTAGCCGATCATTTTAAGTTTGATTCTAGGTGGAAAGGTAAATTTGATTTAAAAGGAATTTTACTATCAGAAAAAACTCCAGAAGATATAGAACATCAGAGGAAGTCAGAAATTATGAGGAAGGATTTTGAAACTAGGATGAGGATGGATGAAGAAAGAAGGAGGAGATATAAAGAGATGGATGAAGAAAGAATGAGGAGAGATAAAGAGATGCAAGAGGCTAGGGCAAATGACGAAAATTTAACAGCCGAACGAAAAAGGCAAGGCACCTGGGCACCAGGTGCTGGGGCAGTACACCCTTTACCTGTGGGTAATATTGTTTCTTTGCCTCAATCTGTTCAACCTCCTGGTAATATGATGGCATCAATGGCTCAAACGTCAAGAAACAACTTTCCAAACCTACAACCTGTTCAACCTCCTGGTAATATGATGGCATCAATGGCTCAAAGGTCAAGAGACAACTTTCCAAACCTACAATCTGCTCAAGATCCTAACAACAATAACAACAACAATAATAATGACCCCAATATTCGCAAGGGTGGAAAACGCAGTTTTAGAAAAAAACAATCGAAAAGGTCTAAATTAATGACTGGTGGTATGCAAATTATTATAAAACATTTTGATAAAATGACTTTTTCACTTGATGTAAATACGTCAGACACATTTAGTGTAATCAAACAAAAGATTGAAGCATTAACTGGTATTCCAAAAGATAGGTTACGCCTTACATTTAGAGGAATGAGAACATTCGCAAATGACGAATATACTTTGGCTAACTATAACATTCAGGAAGGAAATACACTACTTCTCCTAGTGATTAATCCACGTTCAGATCAACCGTTAAATAATACACTAATAGACCCTCAACAGAAGGATACTGATTTAATAACATAAATATAACAACATAATACTATATATACATACTATTATAATGGTTGTATAAAATATATTTTATACTTAAAAATAAGTTATTGAATATATTTTATAGAATGGAAAACGAACAATCCAATATTGAAACATTCGCCTTTCAGGCTGAAATTAACCAACTTATGTCTCTTATAATAAATACCTTTTATAGTAATAAAGAAATTTTCCTAAGAGAAATTATTTCAAATGCGTCTGATGCCCTTGATAAAATAAGATATAATAGTTTGAGTGATAATTCTGTTCTTGAAAAACAGCCAGAATTATTTATCCATTTGGTTCCTGATAAAGTAAATAAAACTCTATCTATTATAGATAGTGGAGTAGGTATGTCTAAACAGGATTTAGTGAGTTTACTTGGAACTATAGCACAATCTGGAACAAAATCATTTATGCAAGCTATTTCTAGTGGTGCTGATGTTGCGTGTATTGGACAATTTGGAGTAGGATTTTATTCAGCATACTTAGTGGCAGATAAAGTTACGGTAACATCTAAAAATAATGATGATGAACAATATATTTGGGAATCAACTGCGGGTGGAACATTTACCGTTCGGCGTGATACAACAGGTGAACCACTTGGACGAGGGACAAAAATAACTCTACATATGAAAGAAGACCAACTGACCTTTCTTGATGAACATAGACTTAAGGATTTAGTCAAAAAACACTCTGAATTTATTAACTATCCTATTTCATTATGGGTAGAAAAAAAGGAAGAAAAAGATGTTACCGATGATGAAAATTCAGATACCGACCATGTGGAAGAAACAAAACCAGAAAGTGAAGAACCCACAATTGAAGAAGTAACTGACGAAAAACCTCAAAAGGATAAAAAAACTAAAAAGGTGACCGAGGTATCACATAGTTGGGAATTAACTAATAAACAGAAACCAATTTGGACAAGACCCGTAACCGAAGTAACTGATGAGGAATATAATACATTTTATAAATCATTATCAAATGATTGGGAAGAACCTATTGCCCATAAACATTTTAAAACAGAAGGACAACTGGATTTTACTACACTACTATATGTGCCAAAGCGCGCCCCATTTGATTTATTCAGTAATAATTCAAAAAAAAAACAATCAAATATTAAATTATATGTTAGAAGAGTATTTATTACTGATAATTGTGAAGAACTTTGCCCTGAATGGCTATCTTTTGTAAAAGGTGTGGTTGATTCAGAAGATTTGCCTTTGAATATTTCTCGTGAAGTATTACAACAAAATAAAATCTTAAAAGTTATGCGCAAAAATATTATTAAAAAATGCATTGAAACATTTACAGAATTATCAGAAAAAGAGGATGATTATAAGACATTTTATGAACATTTTAGTAAAAATCTTAAACTTGGAGTTCACGAAGATGAAGTAAATCGTTCAAAATTAGTTGATCTATTGCGGTTTCCATCATCAACTGTATCTGAGGGTCTTGGAACCTCATTAAAAGATTATGTATCTAGAATGATAAAAGGTCAGAAAGATATTTACTATATTACAGGGGAATCCATTACTTCTGTTAAAAATGCACCGTTTTTAGAAGCTCTTAAACAAAAAGGTTATGAAGTTCTATATTTAGTTGAAGCAATTGATGAATACATTACTCACCAGATTAAAGATTACGATGGTAAAAAATTAGTATGTATTACTAAAGGAGAACTTAATCTAGACGAAAGTGATGAAGAAAAACAACAATTTGAAGAACTTTCAAAGAAAACCGAAGACTTGTGTAAATTAATGAAAACAACGCTTGGTGATAAAATAGAAAAGGCAGTCTGCTCAAATCGAATTGTAGAATCTCCTTGCTGTTTGGTCTCAGCAGAATATGGTTATTCTGCAAATATGGAACGCATTATGAAAGCACAGGCACTTGGTAGTGGACCCAATCAAATGTTTATGTCATCAAAAAAAACATTAGAAATTAATCCTAAAAATAGCATTATTAAAAGTCTAGTCACCAATACGGATGAAAAAATAACTCGGGATTTTATTTGGTTATTATATGAATCAGCATTGCTTACATCTGGTTTTTCATTAGAAGACCCTGTTCAATTTGCCAATCGTATTCATGGTATTGTCGAAATAGGACTTAATGTAAGTGCTAATGACTTTGAAAAAGTTAAAGAAGATAAAGAAGATAAAGAACTTGAAAATCTACAAAAAAATGAAACTACCATGGAAACAATTGATTAGATATATTCATTAGAATACTGTATAATATTTATTTTATGATTACTAAAGCATTACTAAATATTTTATTATTTATAGATTATAGTATAATAAAATATATTAATCTTTTTGAATAGGATCTTGTAGACCAAGAACTCCATTCATTGCCTTAACACTACCTTTAGAACCATCGGGATTTAATTCAATAATTAAACTATTTAAATTACCTTCATTGGGAGTTCTATAATCAGATGAGTTATTCATGCGCGATATACCCGTATCTATTCTATAAATTTGATTATTACACCATGTCGTAGGTAGAGTTACGCAACTATCAACAGTTCCGTCAGGATTATGTCTTTTCCAAGAATTTCTAACACGTGCTATAGTAATATCAGCATCAGCTTTGGGATCAATACACGTTCCTTGAATATCATGACCAATAACTATATTTAGATTTGGTCTATATAATTTATCTCTAATCAATTCAAGCGTATCTTTACAAACATATTTATCAGGATTGTTTTCTTTTCCTAAGTTTCTATGCCAAAGTAATGAAGTTTCATTATCCATAAAATATTTTTCAATATCATCGCGATTAGTGGGTTTGCCTAACAAGTAGTCTCTCAATATATCATTAACTAATTGTAAATCACTTATATCATTAATTGTATCAAGATTTACTGAATTAATACCCCCATGCGAAAATATAAAGTCGCCAACTACTACTACAGCATTTAATATACACGCTAATTTACGAGCTAAATACCCTCTCCCTTGTTTAAATATTTCTCTTCTTAATGGAAACTCTGGACCTCCAAATAAAATAGCATCCATTGGATGAGCATATTGTTGGGTAATTACACTATTTATACCAACATATGCTGAAAGTAGCTGTCGTTGTTGTTCAATAAGCATCCCTGGAGGTAAACGCAATGGTTGTCTCCACTGATTTTTTAATTCTCTCTTATCTATTTCAGATTGAATTTCTTCGTGAGTTCCTTCATTTATAATTCGTTGAAGTTCTTCATAAGGGGTATCTGAAAAATAATCAAATTGTGATGTATTCATAAATTCGTGATTTCCAACGCATAATAATACTCTACTATTTCCAAATTTACCGTTTGATTCTCTTGCTTGAACATGTAAATCTGTTAAAAATTTTAATATTACTAGTTCATCACCGACTTCACCAAAATCAAAATTATGATTTCCAGTAATAGTTTGAGCATTTCCATATTTATCAATAACATCATAAGGCACATATTGACGCCCATAACCAGGAGAATTTTGCGGTTGTCCAACTGAATTAAGAGGCGGTTTTAATCGACCCTTATCAAAAATATCACCTGTCTGAACTAAAAATGTATTTACAGCTTTCCATCTACCATGTTCATCAATAATTTGAGATTTTAATAATATACTAAATAGAGCTTCTAAATCTCCATGTATATCACCTATTGCTACAATTCTGTGCGGTAATTCACCTGGATTTAAAAATATAGACTGTTCTCTAATACAATTAATTTTGAAAACATAGGCTTCTAAATTATCATGAGTTAACGGATTGTCACGTAATCGCTGCATATATATTATTAACAATTAAATTAAATAAATATTGTTTATTTATTAACTATATTTATTTTATATGAAAATAGTAAAATTATTCTTTTTAAATACACAATTAATATATATATAATGGACGCAATAGATAAAGCGATTGACCCTAATACAATTATAGAAAAAAGGTTAAAATATGAAATAAATATTGAGTTAATTGCTAATCCTGCCGTTAATGATGTAATAATATATTTTATAAATAATGAAAAAGAAAAATATCATATTATTTGTAAATATCGTGATTTAAATTTAAAAATTATTATTCCAAACAAGTATCCATTTGAAAAACCTATAATATTAATTAATAATATTAATATTGATATAAATTGGGATGCTTTACATAGGATTAATACTGTTATTTCCAATATTATAAACAATATAAATGATAAGTATATTAATCAAAATATTATAATTCCTAAAACAGGTGGATTTGTTCAAGATGGAACCAAGAGAAGTTTTAACTCAATGGACTTACACGATAATGGATATTTATATGACTGTAGAAATTTTGACCGTAATAAATACCAGTTTGGGTCAGGTTTTATATATTCAATATTAAATCAATATTTTACTGATTATTTTTTTCCAATTTCAAAAGATATGATGAATATGTTTATAGATAGACTTATTGAATATCCATTAATAAAAGAAATTGGATGTGTATATTTAGTATTAAAAATATATGAAGAGCAAATTTTATTACCTATCCAAAATTATTTTGAAACTATTAACAAATATTTAAAGTCAAATGATATAAAAAAACAATTTAATGATTTTATAATTATGTTTAAAAAAAATAATAGAGTTATTATGTATGAATTGGTTGAAAGATTAGATTATTTAAATCATATATTAACTATATACATTAATATATGGCTATATACAAATTTTACATTTAATAACGGAGAAATACAATTTGATAACATTTCTTATGAAATCAATGAATTAATAGATAGCTTTTTACAAACAGAAAATAAAACTGAGTTATATAACTGGTCTATGGTGATTATTGGAAAAGATAAAAAAATAGATGAATACAATGGACATTTATTTTTAGATAACTATAATTACATCGAAAATAATTTGAGAAATAGCCCTCCAATTTTGGTTAATTTTTTTAGGGATTTCTTAACTTCTATTAACCAATATGATAATTTTGATAATGATCTGTTTGATCAAACTAATAAAATCGACAATTCTATGGGAGAAAGACATCGTATATCAAAGTATATAGAAACTAATCCAAAGGCAACAAATTTTCCTAAATCATTGATTTACATTGAAACAAGTGAAATAAGATTATGTAATAAAATATCAACTATATTAAGACAACATCCATTATCAATTGTTTCAAATAATTTTTGTGATAATATATTGAATTAAATAACTTTTAAAATTAAATTTAATATAAAATTGTTTTGATTTTTTATTTTAACAATTTAAAATCTATATTTACCACCAAAAAAATATTAATTGCAATATATTATATATACATGAAATCCAGAAATATCAATTACCGAAAAAAACTTTTAAAAAAATCAAAAAAATCAAAAAAATATTTACAAATGGGAGGAACCAAAAATATTATTATTATATGGAGGCAAACTGGTCAGAGAATAATATATAATTATCGGGGTAACTTTGAGACAATATTTACTTTAAAACACTCTATTTACACTAATCTGCAGATTTCTATAGAAAATCGATTTAATATAACTTTAACATATGATGGATTAGAATGTTTAGATAATTTTGATTTACGTAAATTTTTTTCCGAACGAACTCTAGAAAACATAGAAACTGATGAAGAAATTACATTCGAAATGTTTATACATCCAATGAATGACCGAGAAAAAATACAAAAAGCAACCAATTTATTAAATTTAGAACATATACACCGAATGTTTACTTTAAGTATGAATACTGAACATAGTCCTCTTGTTAGAGCAATGTTTAACATTTTACAATTATATAATAGAGAAAGTATGAAGTTAAAAATAGCTGTTGAAAATATAGTAAATCCGGCACCACAATTAAGTAGAAGACCGAATGATTTCCCAATTGTTGTTAAATCATACACTCATCAATTTAATTTATATGTATTATCTACAGATACAATTTATGATATTAAAAAAACAATGCTGCGTTTTAAATTTAGTAGCATTAATGATATAGATCTTAGATACAATGGTAGACTACTCGAGAATGAAAGGTCTATTTTTCAATATAATATACAAAGAGACTCTGAAATAGAGATACTCGTACGTTCAAGATTTAACTGTTTTTGTGGCGAACGGTTGTGTTCAATGTGTGAACTAGAAAATATACATCGTAAAAAAGGGCATATATCTGAAGCCCAATTTATTCAGGAATTTCCTAGAGATATTGTAAATAGTCAAAATGAAATAACTACTCTGGGAATTATTTTAAATAGATTAGAGTCTTCCGAACAAGCAGCTTCTATAGCTAGTGCCGATAATTTTACTAGAGATCCCCCTACAATTGAAAATGTTGGTGCTGCTCCTCCTCCTCCTCCTCGGGCAGCAAACATAATCCGAAGAGAAGTATTTCAAAATCAAGAAGATATGGATAGGGAATTAGGAGTAGGTGTACCTGAACAACATCGTCAACGTTTACTTCAAAATGAGCGTGAACGTCAACTTGTTTCTGCTCCTGGTCCTGCTCCTTCTGCTCGTGTCCCTGTTCCTCCTGCTCGTACTCTTTCTCCGGAAGAACAAAGACAAATAGAAAGGGATGAGCAAATGGCCAGGAGAATGATGTCGGGTAAAGAATAAAAGTAATATTACATAAAAGTAAAATGAAAAACTACAGTTATTTTATAATTATATTTTCTTATTCTAGAAACAAAAATAAGAAAATATTTCTATAATATTTAAAATTGTGTTAATAGGCATTTCTATTATTCTAATTGTTGTTTCCGTGATTGTATAAGTAAAATTACAGTTGTATTGCTAATAATTAATTGTTTTTCATTTTTGATAAATGTCCTATGGACAGCCATTCATAATTAGGTTCAACTTCGTATCTCCGCATCTTTTCTAAAATTAGCCTGGAGATTGATGCGGGGTGAAGAATAAAATAATTTAGATACATTTATAACTTTTTCTTTTTAATTGTAATTTATAGAAAACACATTTTACATTACAACTATTCTATATTTTATAAATTATTTATGTATTATAATTCTAAAAATTAATATTAATATAATATATATAAATGAAATCTAGAAATTTTAGTTACCGAAAGAACTCTATAAAAAAATCAAAAAAATATAATAATAAAAAATATTTACAAAAAGGAGGATATAAATTTAATATTTTTTTTGAATTAACTGGTCAACGAATACCATTTCAACCCAAAGATGATGATAAAATATATGATTTAAAAAAAAAAATAGCAGATTCGGGTCATTTTGATTTTCCTATAGAAATACGATTTAATATAATTTTAAAAAAGGGCGAATTAGAATGCTTAGATAGTTTTGATTTAGCCAGATTATATACCGATGGTGAAACAGAAACCGATTTAACAATGACCCTAAAACCTATGAGTGAATTTCAACAAATAGAAAAAGCGCGTGAGCAACTTCGTCCAGATAATAAAAGATATGTAAATCATAATGAAAATACAGATATTATAATAGATATGTTAAATAAATATACAAAAGAAATATATGAATTAAAACATATATTTGAAAGTAGTGCAAATACAGAATCATTACCGCAAAACAAATTAGATAGACCAGGATCTACGTATGTGCTTGTTGTTCCATCACATAGTGCTGTAATACGCTACCCTTTAAGAGTATTACCTACAGATAAAATATATGATATTAAAAGAGCTGTGGAACGAATATCAGGTATACCGATTGGAAGCATGCATTTTATTATGAATGGTAGGGAATTAAGCCCACGTGAAGATCATACAACCATTTCTGATTATACTATAGAAAATTCACAAATATTAATGAGGCGAGCATCCCCACCTGATAATTGTTATTGTAAAAATTTTTTATGTATGGCATGTGCAGAAAACAGAATCCGAACAAAAGCATTTCAAAATCGAGAAGATATATCACTTTCTATTGATCAATTTTCTAGAGATCTTGTTAGTTGTCAAAAAGAATTAATTCATCTAACAAAAGTTCATTCATTATTAAGCGTAGGTGTACATGAACGAAACCGTGAAGAAGATCGTCAACGTGCACTTCAAAATGAGCGTGAACGTCAACGTGTTTCTGCTGCTGGTCCTGTTCCTCCTGCTCGTGACCCTGCTCCTCCTGCTCCTGGTCCTGCTCCTCCTGCTCGTGTCCCTGCTCCTCCTGCTCCTGGTCCTGCTCCTCCTGCTCGTGTCCCTGCTCCTCCTGCTCGTATTCTTTCTCCGGAAGAACAAAGACAAATAGATATGGATAGGGAATTGGCCTTGAGATTGATGCAGGGTGAAGAAGAATAAAAGTAATATTACATAAAAGTAGAATGAAAAACTACAGTTATTTTATAATTATATTTTCTTATTCTAGAAATAAAAATAAGAAAATATTTCTATAATATTTAAAATTGTGTTACTAGGCATTTCTATTATTCTAATTGTTGTTTCCGTGATTGTATTATTAAAATTACAGTTGTATTGCAAATAATTAATTGTTTTTCAGTTTTTGATAAATGTCCTATGGACAGCCATCCATAATTGGGTTCAACGTCGTATCTCCGCATCTTTTCTAAAATTTGCTCATAAGACCTCCCTTTTAACGATATATACATGTAACCACTTATAGCATTTTCTTCAATTGCCACAAATAATCTACGCAAAATATCTAATTGATATACATCAAAAGTTTCTAAGTTTAAAATAATGTAAACTAACAATTTTCTATAAATATTGTTTGGTAAAATGTCTAATCGGCTAGGACCCGCTATTTTTCCTTTACTATCAATAGGAGTAAATTGTCGTCTATCAAATAATATAGAATGAAATAATGTTGTAAACTGCCCTTCATTAAAGTGTGCTGTTGGATCATCACCACCTATTTGATATACTATATCTAGTAATTCGACTATACATTTATCACTATTGCCTTTTAATCGTAACAATGGAGACACACACTCTTCGTTTTGAGTATATGCTGTTAAGGCTTCCATATATATATGTATATATATATATGTTAATTTTAATAAAAATAATTTTTACTTTTTTACATGCGTAAATGTTAGTCTAATTATTCATATCGTTTCACTAAGAATACTCATACATTTTTCAATTTGTTTATAAGTTATTGTAAGAGGAGGTGTAATTCTTAGCGTATTATTTCGAGCGGTGCATGTGATGTATCCTAAATCTAATAGCAAATGTCTTAATTTTTCAATATTATAATTTTCCTTAAATTGTATTCCCCAAAACATCCCATTTCCTCGCACATCAACTATTTTATCAGGATTATCAATCCACATTTTATTTAAAAATATATACATGATTTGTTCTTTTTTTTTAATATAATCCATACATTCCCTATCAATTATGTTAAGTGCCTCTATTGAAATAGCACAAGCCAGAGGGTTACCTCCAAAAGTAGAACCATGAGACCCACTATCAAAAACATTCATCTTATTATTATTTGCTAATACGCAACTCATTGGTATCATTCCACCACTTAATGCCTTGCCTAAAATTAAAACATCTGGTTTTATTTGTGGAAATAATACTTGTCCAGCTGTCCAATTACCTGAACGGCCTAATCCACTTTGAATTTCATCTGCCATTAATAAAATATCAGGATATGTTTGCTTGATCTGATACAAAGCCTTGAAAAAGTCATTTGATATAGGTATTATACCACCTTCTCCTTGTATAGGTTCATATAATATAGCACTTATTTCATTTGGGTTATTGTCTAATGCTTGAAATAATGAATAGACATCATTCATTTTTACTGTTATAATATTATCAAGAAGAGAACCAAACCCCTTTTTATAATTAGTGTAATCACTAAGACTTATCGCACCAATAGTTCGACCATGAAAATTACCACTAAGACATACAATTTTAGCTTTATTTTCTGGAATATTCATTACATGATGTCCATATCGTCTAGCCAATTTTAAGGATGTTTCCACAGCTTCAGCACCACTATTCATTGCTAATACTTTATCATACTTAAATAATTTAGTTATATAGTCACTCCATTGTATTAAATTTTCATTCATAACTACACGACTTGTTAATGTAAGTGTATTACATTGTTTTTGCATAATAGAAACTAATTTAGAATGACAGTGTCCTTGATTAACAGCACTATATCCCGCTAATAAATCAATATATTTCTTGTGATGAATATCCCATAAATATATATCTTTACCTTTTATAATATTGACTGGTAAAGATGAATAATTATTCGCAATAGATGTATATAAACGTCGTATCATATTATATATATTATTATATAATTATTTGTAAGTAATTTAGAGCTTAGCGTATTTTAAATGCCATTTTTAAGCATAAAAATAAAGCATCGCTTTACTCATTAAAGAGTTTCTAAATTCTAAATAATGGACTTTCTTATGTGTATATTAAGGTAGATACACACAATCCCATCAGATGTTATTTAATCTACTACCTTGATTAAACAACTTTTACGCAAAAAATTAATTAATTCTTAATATTTTCTAATTTTTTAAGTTTTCTTTTTTCATATGCTTTTTTATTATATTCTTTAATTTTTTCAGGTGATACAACATTTTTATTACCTATTTTTTATTTCTTGATGGTGCAGTATATTTTTTAAGATTTCTTTAAGTTCATTTATTTTAAGTTCATATTCTTTTTGTAGTTCTTCATATTTTAATAATAAATTAGAATATTAAATTTTATAATCTTGTATAGTATCCATTATTATTACTATATTAATTTTTTCTTTAATTAAATATTTAATCAAAAGCAACCTTTTCACTTTGCTTATTTTTACATTTTTTAGATGAAATAATTTCTTCAAAACATTTATCTAAATCAACTGTTTTATTTTTTTGTTGTTCTATTTTTTGTTTTTCTAATTCTACTTCTTCTTTCATCTGTATAAGTTTTTCTTTAATAAAAATCATTTTTTCTTTTTCTTCTTTTAATTTAATTTTATCTTCTTCTAATTGTTTTTTTTCAAGTTCAATATCTTTTAATTTTTTTTTAAGAGATGCATAGTAATCCTTCTTAGTAATCTGTTCATCCATTAAAGCTTTTAATTGTGATTTTGTTTTTTCAATTTCAGAATATTCCTTGCGACAAATCTCTTCAAAATCACTGCAATTTTTTTTAAAGTATTCTGGATGTTCTTCTAATACTTTAATAGACGCATTATAATCGGAACTAGCTTGGAAATATTTAATAGCAAATAAACAATCTGTTGAAAGATTATGTTTATATGCAGCACAATAATCCCATTGTGGTGTGAAATATTGAGTAGCGGGAGGAATGTTTCGACATAGTATTAATGTTTTGTAGAAGATAGTCTCGTATTTATGTCTTTCCTTACAATATTCTATACTAAAACATTTAGTATTTTCTTTAGATAAAAATTTTTCTTTTTTAAATTTTTCTTCAGTAAATACATTGCACTGTCTCTGCATAAAATTTGAGTGAAGTTGACCATTATATCCATCTATATAGAATGTTCCATCTTTATCAAACAAAACTTTCTCATGTTCTTCAAATGATTTATTATAGAATTTATCTATTTTATGAGTAATAACACTCTCAATTTTTGTCTTCATTATTTCCTGAAATTCTTTTAATTTTGCTTCCATATAATTGTTAATAGTTTCACCTAATTCACAACTTTCGGTTGCTAAAATATTTGATAATATAATACTTGATGAAGTCATTATTTAATTTATATACTTTTGTATTTTATATTAAAAAAAATCAATTTTTTCATAATATAATATATAAATTACTTAGAAAATTTTACATTTTAAATAATTTTATAAAAGTATTTTATAAAAGTATAATTATTACTATAATATATATGGATAGTAAATCAGAATTTATAACTATTATTCATTTAATAATTATATATACTATTTTTTTTGTTTTTGCGTTTATTATATCAAACATATTAAATTTAACTTCGGGTGCATTAGATAAAGAGAAATACAGAAAAAGAAATGTGTTTATAATTTTATTAGAAATATTGATTGAAATTATTATTGTAGGTATAAGTGCTTTTTACTGCAATATATTTATTTCAAAACTGGTTATGCCGTTTGATATTTCATTATCTAGAGCATCACGTATTGACGCAAATGGCGCTATAATTATTTCTTTTATGATGATGTTTTTTCAGACAAATTTAAAAATGAAACTTAAGTTTTTATATGAAAAAGTATTTCAAAGACAACACCTATCAATTTTATAAATCATTAAGTATGCTAAATCTGGGATATGAATTATTATTAGCAATAGATGTAAATAAACATCCAAGCATATTTTATATTATATTAGACTATTAAATTGTAATTTTTTAATGCTAATTATTCTAAATCGATAATGTTAAAAAATTACAATTTAAAAAATTGAAAACCTTATATTACAAATAATAAAAAAACAAGGAAAAAATCTATTATGTCCTACATAAATGATCATTTAACACGCCATTGTCAAATTGTAGCATATTCGGCAATATTATTCCAATTATTATCACTATCAAAATGTCTTGTAAAGATGTTTTGTGGATCAGGTAAATCAAGATTAATAACCGCAACAATCATTGGACAGAAGAAAAATATTAGCGTTGTAGTTGTTCCATCTCTAGCACTCATTCAACAATTCTATGATGACTATCTTAGTCCAACAAAAGTGCCCAAAGAACTATCTAAACATAAATTACTCAATGTATCAAGTAGAACACAAAAAGATTTACTTGGAACCGATGTCCTAACTTTAGACGATATTCATATTGATTGTACTACTAATCCTGTAGACATTAAACAATTTTTAAATAGTAATCCAAAATCAAAAAAAATTATATGTGTAACCTACCAAAGCTTAGATGTATTACTAGCAAATTTAGACGGACATATCATTGGATTAACCTGTTTTGATGAAGCCCATCGCACGGCTAGTCATAAATACAAAGAACTCATCTATGGTTCCGCAAATATAGGCAAATATGAAAAGCAAGTATTCTTTACAGCTACACCAGTCAACAAAAATGGAATTACGATGTATGACCGCGAAAATAATGATATGGGTATTTACGGCGATTGTGGTCCACTTCATCCCGATTGCCATTACACCTACTTGAATGGATTGCGTGATGATGTGTTATCACTATTTAATATTCGGATTGATATGTTTACAGGAGCAAGTGAAACACGCACAGTATCCCTCTATGAATGTATCGCCCGAAGTATTTTAGCCACTGGAAATTCACGCGTATTAACATTTCATAAAGATGTTGCTATCGATAGTAATTCTGATACATCCGTGCTACGGTTTATTCAAAATGGACAAACCGAATTTAAATGTGCATTTGATCGCATTTGTGCGAATGAATTCCCTGAAAAAACTGGTTTTTATAATAAAATTACACTTGTAGGTCTTACGGCTGGAACTAAAGATAAAAAAGAAGTATTGTCTGAATTTGGGAAATGTGCTGATAACGAGATTTTCATCTTGGCGTCTTGTGGAACCATAGGTGAAGGTGTTGATACCAAAAATGCTAATATGACCGTTTTCGTTGACCCGAAAACATCCGTCAAAGATATTATCCAAAATATTGGACGCGTTTGTCGTAAAATCCCTGGAACAAATCGTCCTGCGGCTACCGTGCTTATTCCTGTTTGGGTAGATATGCGGAAATACCGCGACTGTGGAGATGATGTTGAGAAACGTGATGAGGTGTTGCGCGAACAACTTAATCTTGGTGAAAAAGGTGATTATAATGCGGTGCTAAATGTTTGTGCGGCGCTTCAACAAGAAGACCAGGAATTATACGATTTGTGTTTGCGGTATCCTAGCAATTTTACGGAAGCGGAGCGCGAGCACACCCTAACAAAACAGGGTTGTCGGGTTGATTATGATGCCGAACCTATAGATGAGTGTGATATTGAAGAACTTATTGAAAGTGGTCAAAGGGTTGAAATTCATACAAATAATCCAGATGAACCAGTTATTATACACAATGAACATGGTCAAGTCGATGACAGCGTTTGTTTGTATGCGTATGAAGACACCTTTGGAACTAAAAAATATTATTCAATTGTTCATAATGGTGTTATGAAAAGACAAAAACGTCCAAGAAATCTAGACATTCCAAGAAAAACAAACCGTCCAAGGATTGACTATAATATCAATGATCAAATGCGTATTCTTTGGAAAGTTGCAGATGATACTGATTTTTCGAAAAGGATTAATTCGGCCGTGATTGAATGTAATCTGGAACGATTGGATAATGTTGAGATTTGGAAAAATAAACACAGTCAGATGTGTAAGTTTATAGATACACATAAAACAACACCTTCCAAAACAGCAAAAAACCCATTAGATATTACAGAAAAAATAATAGGACAATGGATTAGTCGTCAAAAAGAGAACTATGACCCTATTGACGCATGTCATAGTAAACAAATAATGAAAAATCAGGAAATATGGCAAATTTGGAGGGATACACTTGACAATCATAAGTATAATGAGTATTTAGCAGACAGAGACCCAATTCAAAATTGGAAAAATAAACACAATCAGATGTGTAAATTTATAGATAAACATAAAACTACACCTAATACACGTTCAAAAGACCCAATCCTAAAAAAACTAGGACAATGGGTTCAAACTCAAAAAGCGAACTACGTTCCAATTAGTGCCAATAGTAGCAATTATATAATGAAAAATCAGGAAATATGGCAAATTTGGACGGATACACTTGCCGACTCTAGATATAATTTAACATTAGACAGATATCAATATTGGAAATATAAACACGAACAGATGTGTAAATTTATAGATACATATAAAAGAGCACCTTCACGTTCAAGTTTGAATAATATCACATCTGTCGAAAATAATCTAGACAAAAACAATTGGGCAGGTGAAGACTTTCGTCGTGATCGTGATCACTCCAAGAATGATATACCTACTTACATCCAAGCTTGCGAGCAGGAACTAAATCGAGAGCAACAAAAAAATATAGAAAGTGTACTAGTAGGATGGTTTTACACTCAAAAAAAAGATTACAATTCCATTAGTGCTAATTTCAGCCAACAGATTATGAAAAATCAGGAAATATGGCAAATTTGGACGGATACACTATGCGATCTTAATTATAATGAGTATTTAGTAGACACTATACAAGATTGGAAAAATATATACCGTGGGATGTGTAAATTTATAGATGCTAAAGATAAATCACCTTCAATAAACGTAAAAGATCCTAGTGAAAAAAAACTAGAAGAATGGGTTAATACTCAAAAAACAAATTACAATCCAATTAGTTCTAATAATAGCGAAAATCTAATGAAAAATCATGAAATATGGCAAATGTGGACATTTGCTCTAGCAAATACGAGGTATATGCGGTATTTAGGATCAGACCCAGTTCAAGATTGGAAAAATAAACACATTCATATGTGTAAGTTTATAACTGTAAATGGTCGTCTTCCATCAGTAGCTTCATTTGAGAATGTAAAATTAAAGAAACTAGTGAATACAGAAAAACCAAATATCACATTAGAAGAAATAGAAAAAATAGAAAAAGAAATAGATAAAACAATTATTGAAGAAAAAAATTTAGTAACTTGGATTCATAATCAAAAAACGAATTACAATTCCATAAGTGCAAATTTAAGCCAAGAAATTATGAAAAATGAAGAAATATGGCAAATTTGGAAGGATACACTTGCCGACTCTAAATATAATGAGTATTTACCAGACATAGTTAAAGATTGGAAAAATAAACACATTCAGATGTGCAATTTTATAAATACTAATAAGAGATTACCTATAGAAAAATCACAAGACCCTACTGAAAAAACACTTGGAGAATGGGTTATAAATCAAAAAAGAAATTACGACACAATTGGACCGATTACTTTCAGATATACTATGAATCAGGAAATATGGCAAATCTGGACGGATACACTTGCTGACACTAAGTATAATAAGTATTTATCAGACCCAGATATAGACTGGTATAATAGAAAATATCTAACAGTGAAGTTTATAGATATAAATAAAAGAGCACCTTTAGAAACATCAAATGACCCAACTGAAAAAATACTAGGTTATTGGGTCAGTGTTCAAAAAATGAATTACAACCCAAATGGTTCTATTTTAAGCAAACAGATTATGAAAACAAATCCTGAAATATGGGAAAGATGGAAGTATATACTTGAGAGCCCTAAATATATGAAATATTTAGTATTATATCCAGTTCGAGATTGGAAAAATATACACATTCTGTTGTGTAAGTTTATAGATAAACATAAAAGAGCACCTTTAATAGATGTTAAAGATCTTGCCGAAAGACAACTAGGACAATGGGTAAATGAACAAAAAAAATGCTACGATCCAATCGGTTCTGATGATAGTAAATATATTATGAAAACAAATTCAGAAATATGGCAAATTTGGACGGATACACTTGCGCACCCTAAATATATGGAGTATTTGAAATATGAAGGTGAACAGTGTTTTGAAAAAACTAGTTGCTCTAATCCAGTTAATACTTTTTCACAATCGTCTACACAAGTTTCTTTACGGAGTTCTTCCCCAATACCTTCTTCACAAAAAACAAGCAAGAAATCCCATATTTTGCCAACAACCCCCAAACAGATTGACTCACACGAAAATATAATTAACTTTAGTTGTGAAACATATCATTGTTTTGAAATACCGTGTCATGAAGCTAGTTGTCGTAATCGTGAAAAATCCGAATATCAAAAAATAGGCACAAGTTGGGCAATACAAAATTCAACCACCACACACGACTATTTATCAAAACATCCCGAACAATGGGAAGCCTACCACGACGCACGCGATTTTAGTTTCAAAGGATACACGGATCAATCACAAATTCCACGCAACCGTATCATAACGCATTTGGAAAAGAAAGCGAAACACAAGTTGCGTATATTAGATTTGGGATGTGGTCGCAATTATATCGCACAACATTTCAGAGAACACGCCAAGATGAAAGTCATTGGATATGACCACGTTGTTGAAAAAGGTTCGCGTGCTAAAATAGGTAATATTCTAGATTTGTGTGACCATGAAGAAGATGAAAACACCGATATTTGCGTGTATAGTCAATCGTTAATGGGCACAGATAAAATGGAATACTTGCGCGAGGGCTATCGTATGTTGCGATATGGAGGTGAAATGATTATTTGCGATAGTGTAAATATGATTGATGACGTCAAATCTACATTACTGGAAATAGGCATGAAAATTGAAGAACTAGAACACAATGAAAGCCGATGGTTCTTATTGTGTGCACGTAAATGTTGATGAAAATTCAATCTAACTATTCATAAAATCCCTTACATCTTTAATTCCCAAATTAAATCCTTTTGCTACTAATGAAATATTTTCCTTTGCACATAATAAAAAAGATTTTCTTCCTTTGTGTAAATTCTTTTGGTATAATTCAATATTATTATAAATATCATTTACAATAGGATTATCTCTTTTACCAACAAGTAGTAAATAATTAGGAGGAATATAATATGTTGTATTCATTAAATGATTATATAAATTTGTAATACCTTCTTTAACATCTGTAGTTGTAAGCAATATTGATAATATATTGGCTGTATCGGTAATTGCCCATTTATACAATTGTTTATCTCCATAATCTTTTTCTAAAATACCACGACAGTCTTTAATACCATGAACAGTAGAATCCTGATTAGGGTAATACAAAAATAAATTAATATATGGATACTTGTTACTATATCCACCTTTCAAAATCTCCATTTTATTGAGATTATACAGGGAATATAAAAAATTCATAACAAGTTTATACAATCTTGTTAAATTATGGGGAAACTTATCATAGGTAATACCATCTCGAAAAATATCGGTGTATTTGTTGCTTATTATTTTATTATAAAGAATTTTGTCTTTGTACACTTTTTTTTCAAGATAAATATTATTGATAATTTTTCTATCTGCGTCATCTATAATAATTTTAAGTATTTTTTTAATAATTACAGGGTCTTGTGTTGCCGCTGTATTTATTATTAAATTAATTAGTATATTAAATAAATGAGAATAGTTTACTTCTTCTTTTGTTTTATTATCATTTAATAATCTATCTGTCTCACTAATTATTATGTTTATATTTTTTTCGTCACTTAACATTAGATATGCTAAATTATTAACTGTTTTAGAATTTATTTCAGATGTGAGATTAAACTCGTGTTTATTTAGTTTTTTTAAATTTAAAATAAGATCATTAAATTCATATGTAATTTTAGTAGGTTCATTATCTAGGAAATCTCTAAATGTATGTCCTGGAGAATAGGAATCTTGTATTATGTGTATTAAATAACCTAAATAAGCAAAATCTTTAGTTGTTAAAAATTTAAAGCCAATAATACAACATCTTCTTACAATTTCTAATCTTACATTTTCATTAGTATCATAATCATTTGAAGCCATTGAATGATTTATTGAAAATTTACCATTGTGAGATTCTTCAATTTGGGAACTTACTGTATTTTCTGTATTTTTACCTAATGTCGCCAATTTTGTTGCTGAGCATAGTTTAATAAACATTTCTAATTGTCCTTTATCTAAATAAAAATATGCACAAGGCAAATCTGGAAAAAATAAACCTTTAGAAAATTGACGAATTTGGTCATCATTTAATTTTAAGTTATCTAACATTAATAGTTCATCTTTGTAAATAAACCCATTTTGTTTCATAGCTTCAACAAATATTTTAAAATGTGTTGTTAATAGCATAATATATTTACTATATAAGATAATAGTTAAAAATGTTTCTCAAGTTTGTCCATTATTAAATTGTAAATATATGAGTTGTAATATCTATAGTCAATCATATAAATCAAAATGTAATATATTAGCATCTTTATAACACAAATAGAATTATATCTGCATTTTTAGAAAATCCTATTATATATATAATTGTTAGTATATTTTTTGTAGTTTTACAAATTTGTTTTTTATTACCATTACCATTATCAGTAAAAAACACCAACCTTTAAAATATCTATAAAGATATATTAAATAAAATATTTTAATATAATATAATATAATAAAAATGTCTACTGTTCAAAAATTTAAAAAAGGAGATTACATAATTTGGGATAATATATTATGGCTTGTGTTAAATACCGATAATCAAATGTATGAATTGGAACTAGTAAATCCTAGACAATTTAATACTAGACATGGAAATGGCGGATATTTAGATTCTTCCATAATAGATGAAACCGCAACAAAATTTTCAACTTCTTCTAGTAACGACATAGTCCAGGGCAGAAATCAAAACAATTTTTTAGCAAGTAATGGACATAGTAGTTTGAAGGGAGGTAAAAGGAAATCAAAAAAAAATAATATGATGCATGGAGGTTTTGAGGTTTTTGTTAAGGAAAAAGGTGGGGCAATATCTAAAATTATTGATATTGATAAAAGTTATACTATAGATAAAGTGAAGCAAATGGTCTCCGACAAATTCGGGCAAGATAAATGGAGATTTAGGCTCTTATATGGGAGTAAGATACTTAATGACGAACTCACTGTTGGTGATTACAACATCGAGAAGGATAGCACTTTGTTCATGATATACGCAATATCACATACTGCATATGGTGGAACATCTTCTAGTAACGACATAGTCCAGTGCAGAAATCAAAACAATTTTTTAGCAAGTAATGGACATAGTAGTTTGAAGGGAGGTAAAAGGAAATCAAAAAAAAAAAATATGATGCATGGAGGTTTTGAGGTTTTTGTTAAGGAACAAAATGGGGCAATAGCTAAAATAATTGATATTGATAAAAGTGATACTATAGATAAAGTGAAGCAAATGGCCTCCGACAAATTCGGAATAGATAAATGGAGATTTAGGCTCAACTATGGGACTAAGATACTTAAGGACGACCTCACTGTTGGTGATTACAACATCGAGAAGGATAGCACTTTGCGCATGATGTTTACATAACGGTGGAACATCCGCAGTATCATCAACTTCTAGTAACGACATTGTTCAGGGCAGAAATCAAAACAATTTTTTAGCAAGTAATGAACATAGTAGTTTGAAGGGAGGTAAAAGAAAATCACAAAAAAACAATATGTCTTCGCATTTTAATATAAAAAAAAGAGGAGGAAGACCAGTAATAGATAAATACACTATATGAAATTACATTTAATATAATTTATAATACGAATGACTCTGGTATAAAAATAGATGTATTTATAACGTTAAACAATTTTTGTGAAGAAATAAATTCAAAAAAGAAACCAGAAGCAAACCCTCATAATCCATCGGTTAATGACGATTTTGATAAAGTATTACTAAGAGATTTATTAAAAATCAAATTTGATGTAAAGTTTAATGAACCAAAAACACAAGAGGAAGTAAAAAGTTGGGTTGATAAATATTTTGATTATGTAGAAGGCTCCTTTAATGCTAAGCCTATAGCAGAACGACCAAAACCCATATCTGCTGATGATGATGATGATGATGATGATGGGCGTCCCATTGTTTTCTGATGAATAAAATATTAGCAATAGATGTAAATATATTAAGAATATCACTTAACTTGTATAATCCAGACAATAATGTAATGAATATAAATTTATAATTTTAAATATATTGTTATTTTTAAAATTATTTAATTTGGACAAATACACATTATTAATTTTATGTATTATTTTACATACAGAACAAAAATGCTATAAATTATAATAAATTATTTTAGCTAATATATATAAATATATATATATATACTTATTTATGAATTTTAATAAAATTACAATACATGAAGAAACAATAGGCACATCAATTATTACACCAGAAAATTTTTATACAATATCGGATCATTCAGTAAAATATGTAGTCATGTATAGTTTAAAATTTATTGATATAAATCCAGAGATACCCATAATAGAAACCAAAATTCCATATTATATATCTGATGGCGCAACGAATAAATTGCGTGCTAATATGTTGTATCCATTTATGTGTTATTCTAGTATAGATCAAGCAGCGATTTGTCCGTACGATGAATCTAGAATAACAAATGGACATCCATACACAGGTGTTTTAATAAAATATAATACTGACACGAATATAAATATTGATAAACTAGAAGAAGAATTATTAAATACTTTTTTAGGTATATATCCCAGTTTAGATATTGAAAGCAGTAAATTAAGAGCTAAGATTGATAATGTACATGAACGTCGATTTGAGTTAATATCTGTTTTGGGACGATTACAAAATTTCGTTGACTTTATAATTTGTATTATAAATGATGTAATTAGTAATTTTGATTATACATCGCAACAGGCGGATATTGATAATGGAAAATATCGTCCGTTATCAGTTGGGCAACGCACCATGTCTCTAGATTATACCGATATGTCTATATTTGGAGAAGAAACTTCTTATATAATAAACCAATTTAATGCGGATGATTCCAGTAGCTCATTTAATAATCATTTTCGTTTAGTTATATTAACAATACTAAATCGATATTGTAAATTATTTGTTGATAATAATATTATTAATATTGATAGAATCACATTAGTTCCAGAAACAATAACAGTTAGTATATTTAATACTATTGTTAGTATATGTAATAATGAAATTGCTAAAGTAAACATGTATAATTATAAAATTATTTCAAATAAAACGATTGATATTATATCTGAAAAAATAGACATATCAGATTCTATTACTGAAAAACATAAAACAATTCTAAAATCGATAATAATACAAACTACAAAAACACAAATAAGTCCAAATGAATTATATAATAAGTTTTTAAAAAAATGGAATGTTCAATGTTTAAGTCATGGTATTACTGTTAATACTAAAAATGTAAATACTATGAATGTTGAAGAAATATGTAATGAATTGTCGACATATTCCGATTTTGTAGAACATATTACATATCAATTAATAGAACAACTTAGGCGAAATTGCGTTGAACAAACATGTGAAAAAGATCCAGATTTACGTTTGAGAATGATGAGAAATACACTTTTGAAAATTCGCAGTAAGATAATATTATATTATTACAATGGACATCTTCAGATAATATTAAAAAATGAAGACGATACTGAAAAAACAATAATAGTCAATGTTGATTCATCGGAAACGATATCTACACTTAAATCTAGAATTTTCCGCCAAGAAGGTATTGACCCATTACGTCAACATCTAATGATTAAAGAGCCTTTTTCAACAATTATCCATTTAGAAAACAATAAAACTATAGCTAGTTATAAGATACTAAATAATAGTAAACTTTCACTATCAATAAAAAAATAATTTCAAATATAATGTTATGCTTAAAATTATTTTATTGAATAAATACACATTATAAATTTTATAGAGTATATTTAAGATCTAAATATTTTTTTTTATACTTTAAATATTTTTTATAAAATAAAGCGTTAGTAATATTATTTTTTGGAGTTATATTAGTTTGTTTATTTAAATGGTTGCCACCTTCTAATAAACCAAAATCGGATCGTAATCTAGATAATTTTGTTATTAAATCATGTTGAGGCCATTCTATAGGTGCATTATCACAGTATCCATTAACAATTTCATATATTAATTGTTCTTTAGTCATTGCTGAAGGATCAAGCAATTGTAATTGGGAGATGTCCATGGAAATATTTTTTGGCGGTTGTGTTATTTCGTCAACATCTGTTTTTTGTATAATTGTTTGTGAAGAAAGTTCATTGAATTCAGGAAATAATTGTGGAAACTCTCTATATTAGCCATTTATAAATATATATAATATATCTAATATTTTTAAAATTAAATATACATTACATATATAATGTTATCAACTAATGGTGAATTACCTTGGTTTGAAGATATACTGTACCTATATTATATAAATACTGTTAGAAATACATTTCCGTCACTTGATTTTACAACAATATTTGTAGCTATATTTCATATTGTAGGTTTTTATTTGATATATTTTGGCGTATTTTTACCTCCAAAGTATATTTGGATACATGTTATATATTTATTAACTATATTAATTAGTTATTTTATTTTTGATAATAATTGTTTTATGACTTTATTCGCAAATATGGGAACTGAATCTAAAAAAACACCTATTTACCTTCGCATGAGCACAGCAACTGTATTTTTATTAATAATATTAGGCGTAAGTATACTATCTATATTTTATCCAAATTTATCACCATTTCGTATAATAAAATCAATAATTTTAAAATTAGAGCCTATTTAAAAAAAATATAAAAATAAGATATATGATTATCTACATTATAATTAGTATAATATTTATAATATTTATTAATTTTATTAGTTATTGGTTTGTAAAAATATCCGAAATATCCGAATATTTTAAAAATCCTAAATGTAGTCAAATTCAATGTAATGTAAAATTTGTGAATGATAGATTAAAAGACGCTTTTACTTGGATACCATACTTAGAAAAAAATATTGAAATTATTGAAGCTAATTTACCACAACAACTTACATATGAAAATTTTGAAAACAGTAATGATTGTAAAATAAGTCAACCTAGAATACTAAGTCAATTCGGTAAAATAGAAACTATTTATAGGGATATTTATGAAAAACAACTTAAAATTAAAAACATGTTAACTAAATTTGAGAAAAAAGTAAATTTTCCTGATAGAAATGTTAACAATAATTGTTTTCAAATAGAAAATACAGATGAATGTCGCAGTGAAACTCTTAAAAACCAAATTTCAAATATATATCACAAACTTGATGAGGTCGAATATCGCACAGACCGTATGTATATCAAAATAGAAAAACATTACAAACGTCTAATGGAATATGAACGGAAAAAAAATATAGCCATTGGTGAAGTATCAAATAAGGCAAATGAGGTAATGAAAAATTTATTAGGTGTTCCTGTTGACCTTAAATTAGGAGACCATCTAAAAGCAGGAATATCGAAAGATATGAAAGCTAATTTACAATCAGCAATGAAAGGCGATATAAGCAAATTAACAAATATGATAAATAGTCCTGATATTCAAAATATGGCGAAAATGATAAATCCTGTAAATCTTTTTGGTAAATTATCAGGTTCAAAACCAGGTGATAGTACTCAATTTTCAAATAAAGGTAAAAATCTTTTAGGAAATGCATTAAATGATGATGAAGATAAAGATGCGATAAAAGCAAAATCTAAAATGGGCAGTTCTCTCAAAAAGATAAAATTACCATCGATGTTTTCATCTAATGTATTCCAATAGAATTAAATTAAATATATTAACACATAGTATTCAAAAATTTTCTAAAATCTATAATTTATAATATAAAAAAAACGATATATGATAAAAAGATTAATTTTAAATATAGAATTATTAAAAAATATTAATTTTATATTTAGATAATTAAATCAATAGCAGTATGATCGCTTCCAATGACTGATAACATAGACGTATCCATTTTATCTGTATATATTTTTTCATCAACAAGAAAATAATCAATTCTCCATCCAATATTTTTTTCTCGACTTTGCCTCATATAAGACCAAAAGGTGTATTCACTCTGGTTAGGATGCTGTTTTCTATAAATATCAATTAATTTTGTATTTTTTAATAATTCCGAGAATGAGTTTCTCTCTTCAATTGTAAAACCAGCAGTTTTAGTATTTGTTTTAGGTTTTGCTAAATCAATTTCCATATGGGCAACATTAAAATCGCCACACGCAATAACAGGCTTACTTTTTTGTAAATATATAATGTATTTTTCAAATTGTCTATCCCAAACAGTTGTTCTCCATTCTAATCGTTTAAGATCCGCTCCAGAATTAGGTGTATACACATGTACTAAAAAAAAATTTTCAAATTCTAAAGTTATTACTCTTCCTTCATTATCAATATTGCTATTTAATAATCCATATATTACATTTATTGGTTTGTGAATAGAAAATATAGCCGTCCCAGAATAACCTTTTTTAATAGAACAGTATGACCAATATCTATATTTAAAATAAGAAAGAATTTCATTATTATCTATTTCCTTTACTGCGTTAGAATCAATCTTTGTCTCACCTAAGCATAATACATCTGGCTTTTCATCCAATATTTGTTGAATGTTATTTGATTTAATTAGAGATCTAATACCATTTACATTCCAAGCTATAATTTTCATTATATATAATAATTATTAGTTATATTGTTATATTGTTAAATAAATAATTTTTGGAGTTATGTTTATAGACAGAATATATTAAGTTAAGTGTAAACAATATAAAAATTATACACTATAACTAATAAAATGAAACTTTTTCTTTTTTTATTATGTATACTAATATCAAATAATAACATAAATGCTCTCTCCAATATTAATGTTGAGGCAAATAATTGTGGAAATGGTATTATTTGCTCCCATTTACAGACGTGTATGAGTAATTTAACTGGAGCAGGTTTAGCTTACGCATGTTCACCACTTACTAATGCGGTGCGTTGTATGGATGCACGGTTTTCATGTCCATATTCATCAATTTGTGCGGAACAATCCAAATGTATATATTCTAATGGTAGTGTAGGTGATGCGGTTGTAAATTTGGACGCATTCCATACCGAAGATATGCGGGATTTTGGAAGTGGTATGAAATCAACATCTTTAAGCATTTGTGGTTCTATCGTTAATAACTTTCGTCTACCGAATTTTTGTACATGTAGTGACGCAAGATTTGGTGGAAACCTGGATTGCACTATAGGTCTTCTAAATTTCGTATCTATAGGTGCGTCAGCCTGGGTTTTACCGTGTGCTATTCCTGCTAACTTTGGTTATAGGGCATGGGCAACACTTTTAGGAATGAGCCAAAGCGTAGGAAGAACATGGAGAGCATCCTTTACAGCAAATGTTCCAATACCTGGAACTAGGTTTGACATTGGTATTGCTAATGCTGGCGCAAGTGTTGAACTATCAGGGGTCATTGAACAATTAATTATATCTACACAACTTTCAATTGGGGTTTGTGCTAAAATAGGAATAGGTTTTTTCTCAAAAGAAATTTGTAATCCATCTACTCTTACTTGGTTACCAGTAACAATTCTTCGTGGTCCAAGATTTGATTTTAGTCGATTATGTCGTAGCTAGAGTTAAATATTGTTATTTTTTATAATAATTTCAAGTATTGTTTTATTGTTTTCAAATGTTATTAAAAACTGATAATTATATTTCATCTGATATAATTGACTTTTTTCTTTAGAATTAGTATTGAGACGTTTAACAAATTGTTGTATAGAACAAAATGATGGTTTTGCGATTTTAGCATAATTATGACATACATTTTCTATAATATAAGTCCATCCACATAAATCTAAATTAGCTTGAATTGCTAGTGTTATATCTAGTTTATTATTATTAAAACTTTCTAAAATAGGTCTATACACTATTTTTTCTATTATCTCATATTGTGATTTAATTATATTTGCTACCATAACAATGTTTTTATCGACTATGTCTCCAAATTGGGTATGTAGTGCTTTATAAAAATTTTCGCGAAATTTACCTCTATTGCTCCATAAAGGTGTTGTATTTTTTAGATATGGTATTCCATATTTTTCACTAAGGTTATATATTTCATCTTTTTTAGTATTGAGAAACGGGCGTTCTATTTGTACACCCTCTTGAATTTCAGAACTACCCATTTTACCTAAATTATGCAGATGTTGACATTTAGACAAATTTGTCCAAATATTTTCTATTACATCATCTAGTATATGTCCCAATATTATAATTGGATTTTCTACATTTTCTATAGACTTGTATACATTAAATCTAATGTCGCGAGTCATCTTTTCATAAAATGCTCTATCGATACAATCTCTTTTTAAAAATTCAATATGATAACTAAATAGTGGAACGGATAATCGTTCACAATATCGGGCAATAAAACTATATTCTTCTTGGCTTACTTCACGATTACCATATACAATATGTATAGCACTAACAGAAACATCTAAGTTTTTAAGAAGCCATAATATTAGCATTGAATCAACACCACCACTTAAACTTACAATTATTTTTTTGTTTCCAATTTTTTGTTTAAGATTTTCATACCAAAATATTAGTGGATTATAAGGTATTGGCGTTTTACTATTTTCAATCCAGTCTTTCGATAAATACTTTTCTGGATAATAATCACAAATCTTATCTGGATTATAACATTGACTTGTATGAATAGTATTTATTTTAGATTTAATATGTTTTAGGGTATAATATTTTGAATATGTATCATTAAAGAATTTAGATAATATGCTACATTCTTTGATAATTTTATTATTATATTTAGTCCATTCTATACACAATATAATACACTTTAGATAATAACCTAAATGTTTATAGGGCATTAGACAAAAATAGAGTTCATCTTCATCTAATTCTAAAAAGAAGTTGTTGCTTTTTTGGTTAAGTAGGTCAATCGAATTCTGTCGATATTCTACAATATTATTGTCCCCTAAATTTAAATATCTATTAAAATGCCTATAAAATTGGTCATATAGTATAATGTATCCTATAAATGATTTTTTATTTGTTTCTATATTTGTATCTATATTTGTATCTATAGTTGTATCTATATTTGTATCTATATTTGTATCTATATTTGTATCTATAGTTGTATCTATAGATGTATTTGTATGTCTATCAACATGTTTATAGAATTTAGAGTAGATTTCAAAATCTGCCTTTTCTTTATTATCTATGGAAATCCAATAATTTGGATGTGTTTTCCAATAATTGTAAATATCTAAATAATCTATCATATCTAATATTTTCTTCGTATAATATTACAATATACTAATCAAAATTTTAAGTTATATAATGATAAAATAAATTTGATTTACTTACTATTAAGTTTTATTCTTTTAAATATCTACCAATATTGTAAATGTCACACCAAAATATTTATGATTTTATAAATGAAAATACTATTAATAGAGAAGTTAGAGCTTCGTATAATTCGTCTAATTATATAATAGATTATATTCCAAATAATTATTTAAATGAATTACATAATGTTATTGATAGATATTATATTAATATTATTAATTATGAATTAAACACTGATATAGCAGATCCTATTTCATTTACCTCTGAATCTAAATTCATTGGTGAGCAATGCTCCATCTGTTGGGATAATGTAGAAACTGTAGAAACTATGGCCGTAACAAAATGTAGCACAAAACCCCATATTTTTCATAAAAGTTGCATATTATCTTGGACTACAAAATCATCTTCTTGTCCTAATTGTAGATGTCCGTTATAAAAAATTGAAACTTATATGCGTTAAAAATAAAGCAAATTAACAAATTTATAATAAATATAGAAAGCATAATGACTACAGACAATAAAGAAACAATTCATCATATATATTCACAACCTAAACGAAATTTATTTACTTTATTACCTAAGATGATTAATCTTATTCCAGTTGAACAAGATAATGATTTTAAATTGGAATTAGAAAAACAGTTAGAAAATGCCGCATTTACAGCTCCTGAAAATATATATTATATTTGGGTAAATGTTCAAAGTATTATAACTAATCGGTTTAAAAACTATGAAGACCATTCTACACTACCATCATGGTCTAAACTATTATTAGATATATGGACAGACAAAAAAAATCAAGTAACTAATTCGGATACATCTTGATTACAATATAGATAACTTCCAATTTCACAATTAGTTAAAATCTTTAGATTTTCCCATTCATCTTTTTTAAGTAAGAATTCTAACATTTCTATCCTTTTAAAAACACCACGTGTATTTGTTTTATAGCAATGTTTCCAAAACCATTCAAAACGTAAAAGTTGATGGCGGTCTTTAAAACCTGATATATGTATTATTGGATTCCATTTATCTCCTTTTGTTGATTTAGCCCCTCCACTTATTATGCCGTTATGTTGTCTAATACGCCTTGAAAAATCGTTAGTAGCCCCTATATATGTTTTATTTTTATTACTATTTTGAATACAATAACAAATTAGAGTCATCTATTTATATGTATATATGTCTACACGTCTATATATAAATAAAAGACTTAATTATCTTCCTTATTATGGAAAATTTGGAATTTTTTTTAGATTTTTTTTTTTTCCATTTGCTGTTTTTCAAATAGCTCTTGTTCAGTTTGACTTGCATTGAGTAAATATAATGTTCGAGGAATGTTTTTTAAACTTGTTTCATTATTATCATCGACTGGTAATCCCAAAAATCTTTCATTTGTGTATAATTGAAACTGCCATTGTTGATTTTGACGAAATCTCAAAATACCTTCAGGGCTAGTTTCGCTTTTACCTGGTCTTCTATTCATTACCGCCGTATATAAATCAGCTGTTGTATTATCTGCTGTTAACATAGTTATTTTTGTGCTTATATTTCCATTTATATCTGTATCCATATTATCTAAACCTTCCCCAAAGATAGTAAAAGTTATAGTTTGTCTTCCTCCTTTTTTAACACTACGGCGATGCATTCTAAGGTTTTTAGAAGTTTTATTTAGCATTATCAATAGTTAAATATTTCAAATTTATTTTTATTTATTGTCGCATAATATTTTAATAAAAAGTTCGGCTTCATTAATCAACTCTTTCAGAGCAGGAGGTGTTAATTTATTCATTTGCCATAACATACGACCTGTTCTAGGATTTTTGCCTATTAATTCTTTATGTTTAAAAATAAAATTATAATACAATGCTCTCCAAGTAGTATCCCAAATTCCATCTTTTTTATAATTCGACATCTTTAGTATATAATTTGATGAACTTATGTATGGTTTTGTTGTTGTTTCACCTCCATCATTAAATCCTAACATACCATAAACATTGGGAACCATTACCCAGTCATAACTATCTATTGCGAATTCCATAAACCAACGATATATTTCATTTGGTTCTATTTCACATAATAACATAAACTGACCAACCAACATTAACCGAATAATATGATGTAAATATCCATATTTAAATGCTATATTAATATTTTTATCTAAAGGTTCAATACCTGTTTCCCCAGTATACCAGCTTTGTGATAATTTATTAGTGTGATTAAGAAGATTAACACTTACCAATTCATTATATTTATATAAATACACCATTCTATAATATTCTCTCCAACCAATAATTTGGCGAATAAATCCTTCAATATCATTAATTCCAATTGTATCGTTATGGGATTCAAAATATTCTATACTTTCACTAACAACAAATTGAGGTGTTATTATTCCGATATTTAAACTACTACTTAATAATGAGTGATAGATAAATGGATTTGATTCATCCATAATATCTTCCCATTTTCCAAAATTATGTAATCTATTTTTTAAAAAATCTTTGAGTTTTTGCTTTGCGGTATTAAAATCAAAAGCTATATGGTGCCATTCTTCTAAATTACCTAAATAATCTGGAAAATTAGTTTTAATATATTCTTTAGAATCATCTATCAATGGATGATACGCCGTGTTATGATATTTCGGATATTCAATTTTAGTTTTAGGAAATGTATGGCGATTACTACTATCAAAAGATAATTTACCTCCAAGATATCCGCCATTGTCATCCATTAATATGTTCAATCTCTGTCTCTGCCAACGATAAAAATCATTGTGAAAAAATTTGCGTTTAAGATGTTTACGACCCTCTACATAATCATCAAGGTCTTGTTCTGATGTTATAAAACCTTGATTATCCAATTTAGTAACATTTTTACCCATTGTTAAATTCATAATTTTTTCTTCTAATAAATGGTCTACGGTATCATAATATAATATATTTTTAACAGTTTTGATTTTTAAAGGTAATCTGCCCATGTCTTTAAAATCAATATATTCAACATCTAACCCATTATCACGTAAATATGCCGCATATATTTTCATTGATACCCTATGTAATAATAGTTTAAGTCCATTAAACCTGACTACACGCTCAGCACTTGAAAAATAAAGAGGCTCCTCTAAAATATAATATTTATATTTTTGTTGTTTATTTTTGGGCAATATTGGTTCTATATTTTGAAATAGATGAACAGGGTAAATGAATACTACAGTTTCAGATGACATTATAATATAATTGTATATAAGAAATGTTATTTAAAAAAAAGACTTATAAGAAATATAAAAATGGATGATAACAGATTTGATAATGTAGTTAAAAACATTATTAATTTATTTATAGATAGATTTAGCTTAGAAATAGAAAATATGGATAATGTTATAGATGTAATTTTAAATATTATAATAGATTTCAATAGAAATTGTTTATGTGATAGTTTTTTTATAGATTATTTACCAATTTATATACAAAAAATAGAACCTACATTTCTACTATATGATATAAATGGGTCAGATGATTTAAGTATAATCAATTATAGTGAATTTTTTATTGTATTATTGATAATTTTGACCAAATATTGGGAGGATAAATTTTTTTCAAATAGAAATTTTAGTTATTATTACAATATACCTATAAAAAGAATAAATAGTTTAGAATTATTTATTCTTAAAAATATAAATTGGGATTTATCTATTAAAAATCTAGACGGTTTACCTAATGATGAGGTCTAATATTATTTTCTAAATTATAATTTATTATAATAATTATTAAGTTATAAAATGATATTAAAGATTAGATGAAAGTCCAATAACGAGTGTAGTATGAGGGTCTCTTATTTTTTTCTGAGTAACAGTTACAAAACCTTGTTCCCATCCATCAAGTTGTTTTAAATCGTCAAGCACCTTTTCAGCATAGTAATCATGTGCTAAAACAGTATTAACCTTTTCTCCATGTCCAAGTGCGACACACTCAAAATCTTGAACTGTAAACCATGGATAGTCACCATCTTCCATAACAATATTATACACATACTTTGGCTTTTCTACTACAAAATAATTGGTTGATGTTAGTTTTGAAAATTCAACTACATCATTGGGAAATGTGGGTTGTCCATTATGAATTACGTTACTTTTAACTGGATGCCATTTTGTTATCTTTAGAGGTAAAACGGGTATTTCATGGCTTAGAGATAGTACCGCATATTCTGTGTCCTCATCGTGTGTATCATGACGAACTAAACATTTTACACGACTTGTCCCTTTAGAATGCCTTACAACATCTCCTTTCTTAATATCGCACATATATTTTTTACCACATTCAACATCAACAGCGCATTCGCCATCAAGGCAACCACCATAAAATCTTTCAGCATATACCTGTGATGATGGCTGAACATATGCTACAGGTCTTCCATTATTAGGTTTTATAGATGGCTCTGGTGGAGGTATACTTACAAATATAAGGTCTGCCTTATCCCTTATTTCAATAAATGTATCACTGGCGTATGGTGCAATGCTTGGAGTTTTATAATTACTTGTCTCTTCTAACCAATTTGCTCTAATAACTGATAGGGTGTAATGTTGTCCCCAATTTTGAAACCATTGCCTATCTGAGAATGCTTTTGTAACTTGTGCTTCATCTGGATTTGATGATTCTAGGTCATGAAGCATGCCCAATAAATATGCGTTTGAAGGATATACTGATAAACTTAATTTAATAGATGACAACAATCTAGATAATTCAACATTAATGTAATCCTGATCCCACAAATAGCGTGTTATATTATTAGATGCAAGTTGGACTAAATCAGACAAAATTTTTATAAATGTATTTCTCATATTTTGCACACAAATATTTTCTAAGTTTGTATTATCTAAATTTGTAATTCTATATGTCTTCGTTGTTTTGTCTGTTATAACATCAAATTCAAATATAAAGTTTGTTCCAGGTTGCGATTTAGTTTTATATAGCACATTTCGGACACACCCATTGTGTAAATTTGTAATGGTAATATCTCTAGAATTATCAGTTATATTAGTGTAAAGAGGAGCGTAAGCATCAATATTACGAACTACCAATTTTACTTTATTAAGACTAGTATTTGATACATTTGCTATAAAATTTGAGAATACTGTTCCTATCATGGATGCGTCATTTATATATGAATACATTCCTGAACCAGTTTCAGCCATATAACTAAGAAGTTTACTGTTTGCTTTGTTTCCAAATATAAATGTAGATAGTGTTGTATTTTTTGAAGTCTTCATTTTATTTTTAACTGTGTATTTAATAGTTTCTACATTATCGGAAGGCTCGCCGTCAGTAAGAAGTAAAATAGAGCAATTAGCATCATTAGAAATATCCGCATTAATTAGATGGTTAAAGGCAACACTTACTGCTCTATCAATGTTTGTTGCTCCATCTGTTCTTAAAGCAAGTATGGTGCGTGATGCGATTGCCTTGCCCTGGGTATCCATTGGTGTAAAATTCATTACAACTTTAGCGTCTGTGCTGTATGTTACAATAGAAAGATAGTCTTCTTCAGTTAAAATTTGGGATATGACTTTTGATGCGTGTTTAATCATGTCTAATCTAGAAAACATAAAACCTTTTTCACCATCTCCAGATTCAATTTCTACAGTGGCACAATCCATTGAACCCGAAATATCTAGGACTAGAGTCACGTATTTTTTACCAATTTTAGCATTTGTATTAGGCTTAAGACTAATGACTATATCTACTTCTGAATTTTGTGGATTATGTTGAATTGCGTAATTCATGTCTACATCGCTAATATTTGGTTTACTAAATTCTATAATTTCATTTTGAAGTGATATGTTAGGGAAAATGCCTTTATTCATCATAACTGTATTATCGTGTGGTGAAGGAACCAGTTCGGTTTCCACAAATTGACTAAAATAATTTAATATAGAAGATTTATCATAATTGTGTCCTGTTATTGTGGTTACAGGTTCAGTCATAATTTCTTTTGATAGAGGGCAAATAAAATGAGCTGGAGTCTCACATATTTCAATATTGGATTGTGGTGAAATTTCACCGCCACTTTGTGAAAACATGCCACTAATAAAGTTTCTAATTGACTGCATTTACTAAATATAATACTAATATTTATTGTTTAATTAATAATAAATATCAATTTTTTTTGTTATATTAAATGACTATTTTATTGATTTTATCATTAGAAAATTTATTTTAGTAAAAGATAAAGTTTTTATTTATTTATAATTTACTCCATAAATGATAAAATTAAATTCTAAAGCACCAAAAAAAAAAAAAATATATACTATATAAAATGACATTAAAATTGAGTAAAGGCAAAAAGCGTTATAGTAAAAAGGGCGGTAGACCAACTCGTTTAGAGGAAGCAGAACAATCAAGAAGTAATATGACTGAATACTATATACAAATGGATATTTCTATGAAAGAGAAAATAGATAGTATAATAAATAATATAAAAATTATTAATACTGATAAAGAAATAGTAATTTATGATATAGGAACTGGAACTGGCAATCTTTTAATTTCATTATTTATTATTTTAAAAGACCAATACCCTGATTTAAACTTAATTATGGTAGGAATAGATTTAATGGACACATCTATTAGAACCGCAGTTGAAAACGCAAATAAACATGAAGTTACTAAACAAGCTTTAGCAGATGGTCATATTATATTTCATAAATCGAATGCTACAAAAATTAATCATGAATTATTGCCCAAGGCTGATTATATAATTTATAGTTCAATAATTCACGAAATTTATAGTTATACTGAACAGGTTGATAGTAATTATGTATGTTCTGAAATTAAACGTATAGAATCAGTTGAAAAAGCATTTAAACAAGCATACAGATTATTAAAACCAAACGGCAAAGTGATTATTAGAGATTTTATACGTCCGGATATGTCAAATGAAATAATAAATGTTGCGTTTAAAAGGAGTAAATATCAAGATATTTGTTTCACTTTTCAAAAATTTATTGACGACCATCAAAAACAATCACGTCATTTTTTCTTATTTACACTGGAATATCCATCGTGTTCAACGTTAGAATGTGATGATAATGAATATTTAGTATATCAAACAAATATTCAAACATTATACGAATTTTTATATCGTAAAGATTATAAAAATAATTGGGAAGTGGAACTTAATGAACGATATGGATTTTGGACAGAAACTGGAATAAGTACATTACTAACTACTGGTGGTTTTAAAATAGACTTATTACATAAATATCATAATAGTTGGATTATGAAAAATCGTCTTAAAAATATATATGTATATGATAAAACCGGATATATAGGTATTCCATATTATCAAACACTAGTTGTAGCTACTAAAATATAATTATCAACAGAAAACAATTATTTAATTTAACCCTAACTGTGTTACATATATTATGTATTTTCAATATATTTTCAATATATTTTCAATATATAATCAAATATTTTATTATTTTTACAAGCAATAACTAATAAAATATTTAATAAATTGTTAATTTTAGAAAAAATATAGGAAACACAGTTAGGGTTAATAATGGTAAAATTGTAATTATTCAGTTAATTAAATTTATAGTTAAAATTCACCATAATACCATGTATATAGCTTGCAATCGTGATAAAAATTGATTTATAAATTTTTTAAAAGTGATACAACATAGACTTATAAAAAAATCTAGGTAGAATGCGTATTAATAGAATAGTTATTATATTAGTTTTGTTAGTATTAGGTGCGGTTAACATAGAAGCCAAACGCTGTAACGGTTGTTGTGCTAAAAAGCGCTGTTCTGAAAAAGAACAAAATCGATTAGCGAAACTAGTTCAAGATCAACAAAAAGAAATAAACATGCTTAGGAGCAAGACCATTCATTTAGATGCAGACCAAATGCTAATAGTATATGACGACAATAACAATATTATAGGACATGTAGTAGATAAATTTTATCCAAATTTGATTGGAAAAAATATGCGTATTGTCCCAAGAATTGCTACACCAAAAAACACCACTGTTTTCTATATGGATAAAATTATGACTGGTATTTTTATAAGTTTAGAACCAGGTAGTTATACTTCAAAACAAATTTCATTACCTAGGAATTCGATTAGTTCTATATCTATCCCTGAACATTTAGAAGTTGTATTATATAGTAATGATAATTTTCAAGGAAACAGCATTCTTGTATCAAATAGTGTATCTAATCTTGTCGACCATAGTTTTAACGACCAAACAGTATCTATTGAGATAATTGAAAAAAAAGATTACACAAGTTGTGCTAACTCCATTGGACGGGTATATTATAATAAAAATTTTAATGGTAAATCAATTTCACTTGTATTAGGTGCTAATGAAATAGATATGTATCAAATTCAATCTATAGAAATTGGTGAAGGCTATGACATTAAAGTTTATAGCAATTTAAATGTTGTAGATATAATCGATAAAAATACCAGTGATATCTCTTTATCGAAATCTAAAAATGGAATATATACATTTGTTGTTTCAAAAATTGAACCAGTTGAAAAAAATTTAACCATTATACTATACACAGATATCAATTATAATGGTAATAAATACTATGTTATAGCAAATAATAAAACACATTTCTCCAATCTGGATTTCTTAGATGGGTCTATTAGTTCACTCAAAATTCCAGAAGGTTTACATTTACAGATTTTTGACTATTCAGATTTTACGGGTTCTTCTATGATTATAAGTGGTGAAATATCAAATCTAAAGGATTATGCGTTTAATGATAGAATCCATTCGTTTACGGTTATCAATGCGTCTACTGCTCCAAAAGACCAAGTTATATTATATTCTAAACCTGATTTTAGAGGTGAAAAGGTGTATGTTCCTTTGGGCTACACTAAATGTAATATTGATACAAACGACTTTAATGGATTTTGCCGAGATGGGCTTAGATCTATGCGTGCGTCATCAATATTTGTGCCAAATGGATATTTTGTTAAATTGCAAAAAAAACCAATTTTATGGGAGGAAAAAACCTATAACTATTTAACGAGTAGTAGTGATATACGCAATTGGATTGACTCCGCAATTGTTTCTATTGATGTAAAAAAAATATAATTGAAAATAAATATTTTAATTATTGACTATGCTGAGAATAAATTATAAAGCACCATCATTTTATTTACTAAAATTAGTTATAATTATATAATCAAATTAAGTATTAAGTCATTTGTTTTCACTAATTCATAATCTGTATTAAATTGCTCTCTAAGTAATAACAATCTATTTTCAACTGTATTTGGTGTATTTTCCGCTTTCCATAACATGATATCATCGCTTATAGGTTTAATGTCTATAGTAGGTACTAGGTCCAATTCATACATTTGACTATCCGCATCAATATCATTTTCTAATGGTATATCATCTTTTAGTATATTAAATATTTTATCTACATTATTAAGATAGT